GGAAATAAAACTCCAGGAAAATATTTTTGGAGCGAAGATAACATTAGAGAAATGCATGATTTTTTTAAAACAGTTCACAGGGGAAGACCCAGAATTGATGGCGGGATTACTCCAGGAAATATGCCAAGCAGAGCAGAACTAGAGGCTATGATTAAGCAAGAAAACATTTTATATGTTAAAAACAACGATGGGGAATTTGTCCCAGTTTGGAAGCAACCAGAATGGTAGAAAAGAAATTAAATAAAGAAGCAAAGCAAACGCTTGATGCTGCATTAAGAGTTCTAGAATACGCCATGGAGCTGGCTGGACAAAAAGATGACCTAGATGCTATGATAGCCATATCAGACCGCCTAATGATGTTGTATCAACATTTATCAGAAGGTAGTGCAAAGAAGTTTAAGCCAGGTTTTGCTTTAGTTGAAAAGGAAGAAAAAGATGAACACCCAGACGAGCATTAGAGTTGATCTACAATTCACACGCAACCTTGGAAATTATGAAAGTTTAAAAGTTGGAATTGCTGTTGAAGATTTTAAACGTCAAGGCGAATCAACAGATGAAGCAACAGATAGAATTTATGGTTTTGTTGAAAATAAATTAATGGAAAAAGTTGGCGAGATTGAATCAGAGTTAAAAGGTAAAAAATGACCAAAGATGAAGCAAAGCTTGCCTACAGCTTAGTTTCCTTATATTGTGCTCTTTATAAAGAAACTTATAAAAAGCCTCCTATTGTAAATAAATATCGTGAAAAGTGGGCAATGCAAGATGTCATTGATAGCGTTGGCTATGATAGGTCTAAAGAGCTTCTTGAATATTATTTTAAAATTACAAAATCGGGACATCCTTTGCAATGGTTTTTTTATAATTTTGAAAAGCTAGACCTTACATTGTCTCAAACACAAGAAGATAAAACACGCAGGGAATTAATTAGAAGTAAAACAAAGTTTATGGTTGAAGAAAGAGATAATGAACACTGAATCCGCAGTCATAACATCAGTATGTACTAATAAAGATATTGCTACAGTACTTGCTGAAAATATTGATGAGGTATTTACTTCCCATAGAGATGTTTGGGAAGGACTTAAATCTTATTATTTAAAATTTAAATCTGTTCCAGACGTGTCTGTACTTACTGAAAAATTTAAAGATTTTGAACCCGTCAAGGTAAAAGGCGAAACAGCATATTATCTTGATCAATTAAAGAATGAATATCTTGCATCCCGCCTTCGTAATTTGCTTTTAACTTCAGGAGCAAGCCTTAAAACAGAAGCTTCTTCAAGAGTTATTTTACAAATGCAATCAGAACTTAACTCCCTTGGAAAACTTACTTCTGCTGTCCGAGATATGGACTTAACAGATTTTAAGCTGGCTGAAAAACATTTTGAATCAGTTAAAAATCGTTCTGATGCAATGGGCGGTAGCCCAGGAATTATGACTGGATTTAAAGCTATTGACTATGCATATCCTACAGGAATGGCTCCAGGACACCTTATAGTAATGATTGGTTGGCCAGGTAAGGGTAAGACTTGGTTCTCCTCTTATTTGGCCTGTAAGGCATGGGAACAGGGCTTTAAACCAATGATCATATCCCTTGAAATGACTCCAGAAAATATGCGTGACCGTATCTATACTATGATGGGGTCGGGACTTTTTAAAGCCTCAGATTTCTCAAGAGGACAAGTAGATATTAGTGCATTTGATGATTGGGGAACTAAAAAGTTTGCTAATAAAAATCAATTTATCTTAGTGTCAAATGAAGGTACAGGTCAAGTTACACCAAATACAGTGCAAGCAAAAATTGACCAACATAAACCTGATATTGTTATTCTTGATTATCACCAACTATTTAATGATTCATCTGGGGCTAAATCGGAAGTTGAAAGAAATAGAAATATTTCTCGTGATTTTAAATTGTTAGCAGTAAGAAATAATATTCCTATTATTGATATTACTGCTGCAACCATGGATGATATATCTGATCAAGATGCACCGCCACTACTTTCACAAGTTGCTTGGTCTAAGGCAATTGAATACGATGCTGATATGGCTATGGCAGTTCATAGAACTCCAGACACCAATATTATTGAAGTTGTTTCACGCAAGAACCGTCATGGAACTGAGTTTGATTTTTACCTTGATTGGGATTTAAATAGAGGTATTATTCAAGAGTTATATGATAATCCGATAGTTTAATTTATGTAATCAATCTTTAAATTGATATAATTATCAAGAAAGATTGGTGACAATGTATCCAAGAAAAATACATGATTTTTGGATTAATGGAATTATTAAAGATGATTCTATTTTTCAAAGCTCAAGAGAAAACTACGAAAGACTTTTAGTTCAGCAAATGCGAGACAAAGGTTATGTTCCAGTTCTTGACATGCAACCACAATTTAATGTAAAATATAATGAAAGCAAAGATCATTATACGTTTAACCTAGTAATGTATGGAATGTATTTGGGTAAAAAGAAAGCCTTAAAATATGAAGGGTTTTCTGGACAAAGCTTAATTGAAAGGAATTAAATGGAGCCAGTAATAGTAAAAAATATTTTTACTAAAGAAGAGCTTGATATCCTTTTTGTTGCAATAAAAAATGAAGAACATTTAAATGTTGAAGATATTAATATGTCAAGATCTTTTTATAATTTAAATAATTTACCTGTAAATATTGTTGATAAAATAACAAAAATAGCAGAAGAAAAAACAAAAACAAAGTTAAAAATGACTGGTAGAGCATATTCTAAGTATACAAATAAAAATGGAGAACCCAGCCTTCAGCCACATGTTGATAAAAATGATACAAAATATATATTTGATTATCAGGTATCAGCAAACGTTGATTGGCCAATTTTTGTAGAAAACAATAAATATCAATTAAAAGATAACGAAGCCTTAATATTTTCTGGCAAAAATTCGGTACATTGGAGACCTAAAAAAATATTTAAAAACGAAGATTTTGTTTCAATGATATTTTTTCATTTTATTGATTTAAACGATTTAGAAACAAGCAAAGAACGTACATATGAAGAGCAAAGCTTAATAAGTCAAAAAATTATAAAAGAATATTCTTTTTATTACGAAAGCAAAGCAGAGTAAAAATGTTAGATGCATATACAAAGGCGGACCTTCGCTCTATTTTGCAATCTTGCGGGATTGAAATAATTTCACAAACTGGGACAGACTTTCTTTGTCTATGCCCATTTCATCATAATACAGATTCTCCAGCTTTTGCAGTAAGTTATTCTAAAGGGCTTTATATTTGCTATAATCAAAATTGTGATGCTTCAGGTACAGTTCTTGATTTAGTTAAAAAACTAACAGACAGAAATGATTTTGAAGCACTTAGGTTTATATCAGCAAACAAGCTTTCAGAAGCAGAACTTCTTGAAGAAGAGCTTAAAGATCTATTGGATGATAAACCAGAATTTGCTGAATACAGTCAAGCCGAGATTGATACTTTACACAATAACCTTATTCAATACATGACTGATGGAAAACAATACTTTATGTCCAGAAATATTAATGAAGAAGCAATGGAGCATTTTAAGCTTGGCTATTCATACAAACAAAAAATGGTTACAGTACCATTGCACTCCCCCGACGGAATTCCAGTTGGCTTGATTGGAAGGTCAATAGAAGGCAAGTCTTTTAAAAATACGCCAAACTTACCACGCAATAAAACTATGTTTAATTTGCATAGGGCAAAGCGTGAGGGAGGAACTATTATAGTAGTAGAATCTAGCTTTGATGCAATACGTTTATGGCAGGCGGGATTTCCAAATGCAGTAGCTACTTTAGGAGGCAGTATATCTGAAGTTAATATTAAACATTTAAATAAGTATTCATCAACCATTATTCTTATGACTGACAATGATCAGGCAGGGAAAGCACTAGGAACTACAATCGCTAATAAATTAAAGAATAAAAATGTATTATGGGCTAGATATAACAATGATGTAATCTATCCCCATATGGCAAAAGATGTGGGGGATCTCACAGATGAAGAGATCAAGCAATGTATAAAAAATGCTATTCCACATTTTCAATACGCAAATATATAGTAGACAAACACAATTTTGCATGCTATAATTAAATAACAGGGCATCATATAGCCCACTATACAAGGAGAAATACACTATGGGTATCGTAACAGGTTTAAAAGCAATGAATGAACAAATGGAACAAAAGTCTCATTCAACTGATTCACAAAAAGGAAGATGGCTACAACTTAAAGATGGTCAATCTTTAAAAATCCGATTCTTGCAAGAAATTGATCCAGACTCAAAGAGTTATGTTGAGAAAGCTGGTTTAGCTTTTATTGCAGTAGAACATACAAATCCAAAAGATTATAAGCGTAAAGCGCTTTGCACAATTGAAGATCAAGGTCGTTGTTACGGTTGCGAAATGCATCGCCGTGATCCAAAGGCTGGTTGGAAAGGCCGTTCACGTTTTTATGCTAACGTGTTAGTTGATGATGGTTCAGAAGATCCATATGTTGCAATTTTTTCACAAGGCGCTGGACCAAAGTCTGCAACACCAGAAATTATTAATTACGCTGGTGAGACAGGTAGCATTTCCAATCTTAATTGGAAGCTAAAGCGTACAGGAACATCAACAGATACAAATTATTCAATTATCCCATTGCCAACTGCTGATGTTGCTGCAATTGACTTTGATAAGTTTGAATTGTTTGATTTACAAAAGTCTGCAGTTCGTGATGTACCTTATAATGAACAAGAGAATTTCTACCTAGGAATTACATCTGATTCATCTGAAGAATCACTACAATCAACATCATCTGCTGTTGAGTGGTAATAAATAACTAATAGAAAAGATTAAAATGTCTGACTTTGTACATTTGCATGTCCATAGCCATTACTCGTTGATGGATGGGCTTAATACACCTCACGAGCTTTTGGAGGCTGCAAAAAAGCAAGGTCAGACATCTCTTTCAATTACAGATCACGGAACATTATCTTCCCACAGAGATATGCAGATTGCTGCAAAAGAATTAGGAATCAAGCCAATACTTGGCATTGAAGCTTATATTTCAGAAACAGATAGGTTTGATAAGCGGGAAGTTAAAAAGCGTGATGATAACACTTCAGTTTATAATCATATTATTTTGCTTGCTAAAAACGATATAGGATTAAAGAATCTACAAAAGCTTTCACAGATTGCTTGGACTGAAGGATATTATAGAAAACCAAGAATTGATATGGATGTCTTGTTTGAATATAAAGAAGGTATAATTGTAGTATCAGGCTGTATGAATGGTCTTATTTCTAAGGCTATTGAGCGTGGTGAATTAAACAGGGCAGAAGAGCTTGTAAATATTTTTAAAGACAATTTTGGTGATGATTTTTATATTGAAGTACAGGCACACAACCCTAAAGAATTAAATAACTCTCTGCTTAATTTAGCAGATAAGTTTGGGGTGAAACCAGTTGCAACAGGCGATTGTCATTTTGCAAAGAAAGAAGAGAGGGATCTGGAAGAACTCCTCCTCATCCTCTCAACAAAGCCTTCCGAAAACAAAGAGGCAGACTACGCCAGTGGTCGTGCATTCACTAATACTCTTGACCGCTTTGATCATCTTTATCCCAATCGCCCTATTTCTTTCGCTGATATTAACGTTTATATTCAATCCTATTCTGAAATTAGTATGGATTTTGAAAAAGCGGGTATTACAAGAAAAGATATATACAAGTCATCAGTAGAAATAGCAGACAAGATTGAATCTTATACGTTTCATGAGAATCTTGATTTGCTTCCAGTACCAAAAAAGAATGCATTAAAAACATTAAAAGAAATGTGTGAAAAGTCTCTAGTAGATAAGGGCTTAGAAAATGAGACATATAAAGAAAGACTCCAAGAAGAACTCAAAGTTATCTCAGATAAAAATTTTGCTAGTTATTTCCTTGTTGTTGGTGACATGGTTAATTGGGCGAAAGAAAATGAAATCTTGGTTGGACCAGGCAGAGGATCCGCTGCTGGAAGTTTAGTTTGTTATTTAATGGGTATTACAGAAGTAGACCCAATTAAATTTGATTTGCTGTTTTTTAGATTTATTAATCCAGAGCGTAATGACTTTCCCGATATTGATACAGATTTTATGGATCGCCGTCGTGGAGAAGTTAAAGAGTATTTGCGTAAGAAATTTAAGCACGTTGCTTCTATTTCTACTTATCAGTATTTTAAAGATAAAGGAGTTATTCGTGATGTTGCTAGAGCGTTCCTTATCCCACTTGGTGAAGTTAATAAAGCACTTAAGGGTGTTGAGACATTTGAAGAATATGAATCTTCCTCAAGCACAGAAGAATTCAGAAAAAAATATCCAGAAGTAACTAAATATGCATCCATGTTACGTGGCAAGATTCGTGGAAACGGAATGCATGCTGCTGGTGTAGTAGTTGCAAAAGATGACATTAGTCAATATGTTCCAATTGAAACTCGCAAAGATCCAGATGATTCAGTATCTGGTCGCATACCAGTAGTTGCTTACGATATGGAACAAACTGCAGATCTTGGTCTAATTAAGCTTGACGTACTTGGACTTAAAACCTTGTCTGTTATTGATGATACATTAAAAACAATTAAGCATATTAAAAAAGAAGATGTTAACCTTAAGTCAATTGAACTTGATGATAAAAAAGTTTTTGAAATGCTTTCAAGTGGTTTTACAAAAGGCGTGTTTCAAGCAGAAGCAACTCCTTATACTAATTTGCTTATGAAAATGGGCGTTAGTACATTTGAAGACCTTGCTGCATCTAACGCATTGGTTCGTCCAGGTGCCATGAATACGGTTGGAGGATCTTATATCCGACGCAAAAAGGGTGAAGAAATAGTAACTTATGCCCATCCTCTTATGCAAGAATTTACAGCAAGGACATATGGAGTAATTATTTACCAAGAGCAAGTTATGCAGGCTTGTGTATTTTTAGGCGGGATGTCATGGGCTGATGCTGATAAAGTTAGAAAGATTATTGGAAAGAAAAAAGATGCTAAAGAATTTGATCAATATAAAGACCAGTTTATATCTGGAGCAAGTAAGCATATCACTCCAGAAGATGCCCAAAAGTTATGGCATGATTTTGAAGCCCATGCTGGTTATTCTTTTAACCGTAGTCACGCTATTGCTTACAGTATGCTATCTTATTACACTGCTTGGCTTAAGCGCTATTATCCTCTTGAGTTTATGTTTGCCGTTCTTAAAAACGAAAAAGATAAAGATGCTAGAACGGATTATTTGCTTGAAGCTAAAAGATTGGGAATCAAGGTATTATTACCTCACATTAATGAATCTGAATTAGATTTTAGCATTCAAGGCAATTCAATTCGTTTTGGACTATCCAACATAAAATATATTTCTGATAATATTGGTAGCAAAATTACTTCATTAAGACCTTTTAAATCTTATAAAGAGTTTACAGAAAAGTCGGGAATTAAAGGTAGTGGTATTAATTCAAGAGCCATAGATTCTCTTAATACAATAGGTGCAGCAGCATTTCCAGACAATCCAAGAAGAGGAAATGAAGGCGAAAAGCTATATGAGTATTTAGGCATACCAAAATTTGATACAGGTAAATTGAGCCCATCTATTAAATCACAAGTTAATCCTCTTGAAGAATTTCTTGAAGAAGGTTGCTTTGTTTTGTTAGCAATGGTTAAATCAATTAAGAAAGGTCCAACTTGGTCAAGAATTGAACTTGTAGACGATACTGGATCTGTAGGTATTTTTCATTCAGTTAACACACAAATTGAGCCAGGCATGATGTATTTCTTTTTGGTTGGCGATAATCGTATCCACAAATATGTAACAATTGATGATGTTGTAAATAAAGTAGATGAGCCTTTTGTTCAGTGGTTATATAAAGATAAATTAAAAATTGAAGATGGAAAGATGCTTGTTCTTGATTTTACACATTATAAGACTAAAGCAAACAAAATGATGGCTCATATTATTTTGTCTGATGCTAATAAAAAATTAGAACGTGTTATTGCTTTTCCCAAACTTTATACTAAAGCTCTTGGTAAAATGAAGCCAGGAACTATTTGTGATCCAGCAATTGCAAAAATGGAAGACGGAACGTTATTCGTAAAGGAGGTAAGCTAATGACAGAAGAACAAAACAAAGTACCTATTGGAGTAGAGCAAGTTTGTGCAGCAATTCTTTCAACAGTAGGGGAAATAGTTATTCCACTTGAAAATTTGTTAAAAGATTATTCAGGTAAAACTATTGCTGTCAATCAAAATGAAGATACTAAAGAATTAACATTTAATTTGGTAGACATAGTTGATGTTGAAACAGAGATTGAATAAATAGTGTATAATATAAGTATATGGCTCAGTCCTACATACTTAAAGGTGCGGAAAACGAGTTCCTGTTAGTAGTTAGAGCGGGTGACGAAAAAGCAATCTATAACATAATAGATTTATTAGCAACGAGTCGTAACGAAGATATAAAAGCAGTAGCAGCAGAATTAGAGAAGAGTTTACATGATAACGGAAGAGATCCTAGCAAAGCTAGATCCAAAAACAAGGGCAAGAATACAATTAGCAACAACAGTAAACATAGAAAAGCAAAAGACTCCTAGTATTGGATTAACAAACGCATTAAAAGGCGGGCTTGGCTTTGGTCGTCAAGTAATGATTTGGGGAAATAAATCTGCAGGAAAATCTTCTTTTTGCTTACAGATGATTGCCTTAGCTCAAAAAGACGGAAAGACTTGTGCTTGGATTGATGCAGAAACATCTTATGATCCAACATGGGCATCCCGATTGGGCGTTGATTCTGATAAATTAATTTATTCTACTGCTAAATCTATCAATGATATGGTTGATGTTGCACAACAATTGATGGAGGCAGGAGTAGATATTATTGTTGTAGATTCTATTTCAGCATTGCTTCCCGCAATTTATTTTGAAAAAGATAGTGCTGACCTTAAAAAATTAGAAGACACCAAACAGATTGGTGCAGAAGCAAAGGACATGACACATGCAGTCAAAATGCTTAACTACGCTAACAAAAATACGCTACTCGTTCTTATTTCTCAACAGAGAAACCAATTTGGTTCTATGCATGCGTCGCATATCCCGACAGGGGGCATGGCAGTTAAGTTTTTCTCCAGCACCATTATCAAGCTTTGGGCATCGGAAGCTGATGCAAATTCTATTAAGTCTGGAATCCAAGTTGGTGATAAAATCATTGAACAAAAAGTTGGAAGGCCCGTTAACTGGATCGTTGACTACAATAAAACTGGACCAATGGGACTTAGCGGTCAATATGATTTTTACTTCCAAGGGGATCAAGTCGGAGTTGATTCCGTTGGAGAAATTGTAGATGTTGCTGAAATGATGGGCATTATACAAAAGGGTGGCGCTTGGTATACCGTTAATGGTGAAAGATTTCAAGGTCGTGCTAAAGTTATTGAATATGTAAAAGAAAATCCTAAAGTGGCAGAAAAATTACAAGGAGAAATAAATGCCAAATCTTGAAGAGTTCTTAAATAAAAAAGAACCACATGTTAGTGATTTTTTTGAACCAGTTGATGGTAGTTTTCAATGTCAAAATAAAGAATGTTCTTTAATTACTTATGAAGCTTTTCTTGACAATAGTCATAGAAAAATTAAATGGACTTGTGCTAATGGTCACGATTCAAGCGTGGCAGTATGAGTGAACGTGCAGAAGTTAAGAGGGACGGTGCAAAAGCTCAAAAAAATTCAGGTCGTGGGGAATACCAAAAAGGTGACTCTATATGGCATGATTTTGTGGTTGACTATAAAGAGTATTCAAAGTCAATATCCATTAGTAAAGAGATTTGGGCAAAAATCTGTACTGATACTTTTAAGGTATCACGTGAAAAATATCCTGTCCTCAAACTTATCCTTGGAGGAGATGGAGCAAAGACTAGACTTGCTGTTATAGAATGGGCTTTGTTTGAACAAATGGTTGAGTGTTGGGAGACACATAATGATTGATGAAGAAAATTTAGATGAATTTCAAATTTGGTTTAACAATGGTGTTGAACGTGGCTGGATTACAGACATGTTTTGTGCAACCCATGATGGAATACCTTCACTTTCTAAAGAAGAAGAAGATGAGTGGGAAGAAGGCGGAGACCCTTGCCAATTCTGCGTTAGGATAATGGAATGACAGATAAACCAGTTATAGAATTAATCAGCGAACTTACAGAGTTTAATGATATGAAAACATACATGAATGATGCTGATCTTGATTATGCTCTTGATTTAATTATTAAGTTAATTGCAAAGCCAGATGTTCCATCTACCAAAGCTCCCGACCTTATTGTTAAAATGCAGGCGTTGTCTGCAAAGTTTGCAATGATGTCAAGATACTACACCACCTTTGAAAAGGGCGGGGAAAATTCAAAAAAGAAGAACGTATATTACACAGCAGAAGAAGCAATTAATAGACTAGTAGATGCTCTTAAATATTCTGCAAGATATGGAGCATGATGAATATATTTAAAAGAATGTTTCATAAACATGAAACACAAGATGTCCAATGCCCATATACTGGAAGAACATATATAATGTGCAAAGTTTGTAATTTAAGAGTAGGGATTAGATAGTGGCTAGAGAAATTATTGGAAATTTAAAATTTCAAAAACAAGATCCAGATGGGTTTGATGTAAATAAATTTGCTAAAATGATGGAGGAAGCATATGGGGATGTTGAAGGAAGAGAAAAATTTGTTCAAAAGAAAACTTTTAGTCCTAGTACTATTGGTTACGGTCATGGTAACTGTCCTAGATATTGGTTCATTGCTTTTACTGGTGCTGAGTTTGAAGAGCAGTTTGATGCTATGGCTAGGGCTAACATGGATAACGGTACGGCTGCTCATGATAGGTTGCAGAAAGTTATGGCTAAAACGGGAATTGTCAAAGCAACAGAACTTGAAATTATCCACGATGATCCACCAATTAGAGGATTTGCAGATGTTATTGTTGAATGGAACGGGGAAGAAGTTGTAGGCGAAATAAAAACTGCTAAGCAAGAGGTGTGGGATTCCAGAAAAGCAGAAATGAAACCTTCTGGTAATCATTTACTTCAAATTCTTACTTATATGAAAATAAGAAAAGCTAAGCAGGGGTTTTTATTTTATGAAAACAAAAACGATCAATCAATCTTAATTATTCCAGTTAATCTTAATGATAGAACTAAAGAAATAATTAATGATGTTTTTGATTGGTTAAGAACTGTTCATGCAAATTTTGAAGCAGGAACTTTACCAGAAAGAACTTTTACAAAATCAACTTCATCTTGCAAGTATTGTCCAGTAAAAACAACATGTTGGAAAGAACTTGGTGATGGTGAGGTATTTATACCAGCTATGGTGCCACCAAAATGATTTGTGCATACAATCAATGCAAAAATAAGTTTGAACCAAAAACACATAATCAAAAATACTGTTCAGATGAATGTTGCCGTATAGCCACAAATGAAAAATTAAAAGAAAATTATTATGATAAAAAAGCCAGACTTGCTGGCAAAAAAAGAATTTGTAAAACAAAAGGTTGCAACGTTATTTTAAGTAGATATAATGAAACAATGATTTGTGATAAATGTGTGGGCGCTGAAAGAGAAAAAGAAAGAAAAGCCCTTATAGAAATGGTTAAACGTGTCTCTGGCTAAATTAACTCGTCCAAAAGCACATAAAGTACTAGGTATAGATGCTAGTACTAATAGCTTTGCTTTTTGCCTCATGGATGAAAAAACTCCAGTTAAATGGGGAGAAATAAATTTTGATGGCGGAGATGTTTATGAAAGAATTTTAGACGCCAAAAGAAAAATTAAAGCTTTTAAAAATGAATTAGATACTGATTTTGTTGTAATTGAAGCAGCAATATCTGTAAAGTCTGTTGCGACTGGAATGAAGATGGCATACGTTTTTGGTGCTATAATGGGAGAGTTACTTAGTGATAATGTGGAGGTTGTTGAAGTTCATCCTATAACTTGGCAATCCTATCTTGGAAATAAAAATTACACTAAGGTTGAAAAAGAGGCGATAAAACTTGAATTCCCAGGAAAGTCCGACAACTGGATTAAAGGCAAGATCAGAGAACGTAGAAAACAGCGTACTGTTGATTTTGTTAGAACGTTGGGCGTTAAAACTGAGTCCGATAATGTCGCTGATGCAGCGGGAATAGCGTGGTATGCAGTAAATGAAATTATATGACAGTAAAGATTGGTGCTACAAAAGATATGTAGTAGAAAAGAAAAAGGTTGTTGATATGGCAATAGAAGCTAAATGCTCACATATGACCATTCAAAGATCTTTGGAAAGATTTGGATTGATTAAAAAACCTAGAAAGTGGACTAAGTGATACCAGTACTAATATATCCAGTCCTTAATAGATTTGATCTTTTAAGGAAGTCTTTAGATACAATTGACTATCCAATTGGTGAAATATTAATTATTAATAATAGTGGCGATGATTCAATGAGCGCTGGACTTATTGAAGAATACCCAAATTTAAATATTCGTGTTTTAAATTTGCCATCTAATATGGGAATAACAGGTGGATGGAATCTAGGAATTAAATTATATCCTCATGCAAAGTATTGGATGTTTTCATCTGCAGATACAACTCCATCACCAGGACTTTGGCAAGACTATGCAGAAAAAAGCGGGTCAGATAAATTTGTTCTTTCAGCAAATGCTGGGTGGAATATATTTACAGTAGGGGAAGAAATTGTAAAAAAAGTTGGAATATTTGATGAATATATTTATCCAGCTTACTATGAAGACAATGATTATTGGGACAGAATGGTTTTAAACGGTTTTGTTGTTGATGTAAATATTTTACATTCACAAGTATATGCTGATGAAAATGGTGTATCACAAACAATTAAAAGCAATGAAGATTATTTTAAAAAAAATAATTATACATATTGGCAAAACCATCTTTATTACCATTCAAAAAAAGACAGCGGTGACTATACTTGCAAAGGTTGGGATTTAACTAGGAGACGGGATCATGAGTGGATACCACAAAAGCCTTAGACTTAGGATGCGGTAAAAAACCAAGAAATGATTTTAACGCTGATGAAATGTTTGGAATTGATATTGTAGATCATGGTTTGCCAAACATTAAAATGGCTGATTTAGCAATAGAACCAATTCCATTTGATGACAATACGTTTGATATTGTAACTGGATATGATTTTCTTGAGCATATCCCAGTTCTAATTTATAATAACGGCAAAAGAAAATATTCATTTATTGATGTTATGAGTGAAGTATGGAGAGTTCTAAAGCCAGGTGGTCGTGCTTATTTTTGTACTCCAGCCTATCCTAATATAGAAGCTTTTCAAGATCCTACACATGTTAATTTTATTACTACATCAACATTACAGTATTTTTCTTTTCCATCACCAACAACCAATTGGTGGAGTCAACTAGAGGGCTGTAAAGAATATTATGGATTTAAAGGTCAATACACAGTAACAGAGCAAAAATGGAAAGAAGAAATACCTTATCATTTAGTTTGGGATTTGAAGGCGGTCAAATGAAAGTTTTAGTAACAGGTGTTGCAGGATTTATGGGAAGTCATTTAGCTGATGCTTTTCTTTCTCGTGGAGATGAAGTAATTGGAATTGACAACCTTGTTGGCGGTTATATGGACAATGTTCCAGAAGGTGTTGATTTTAGATTAGCAAACCTTGGAGATTTTGATCAAGTTAAAGATATGTTTAATGGGGTTGATTTGGTTGTACATTCAGCATGTACTGCATACGAAGGCTTGTCAGTATTTAGTCCAGCTCTTGTTACCAAAAATACATCTCATATAACAACTGTTGCTTTATCAGCATCAGTTAGGGCGGGAGTTAAAAAGTTTATCCATATGTCATCAATGGCTAGATATGGTAATCAAAAGACTCCATATGTAGAAACAATGATTCCTATGCCAGAAGATCCATATGGTATTGCAAAATATAGTTCTGAATTATTAGTTAAAAATATATGTGAAACTCAAGGAATGGATTACGTAATTCTTGTTCCACATAACATAATTGGTCCACGTCAAAAATATGATGACCCGTTTAGAAATGTGGCTTCTATTATGATTAATAGAATTTTGCAAGGTAAGCAACCAGTAATTTATGGAGATGGCTCTCAAACAAGATGTTTTTCATTTATGGATGATGTAACAAATCCATTAATGGTTGCATGTGATTCAGAGTTAGCAAAAGGAAAAATAATTAATGTAGGTCCAGATGAAGAATTTGTAACTATTAATGAATTATTTAAAAGAATTGCAAAAATAATGAATTATGATGGAGAACCTATTTATATGCCAGGTCGCCCTCAAGAAGTAAGGCATGCAGTTTGTTCAGCTGATTTATCAAGAGAACTTCTAGGGTATCAAACAAGTAAATCTTTAGACGATGGCTTGACAGAATTGATTGAATGGATTAAAATGAAAGGTGTAAGGCCTTTTAACTACCACCTCCCGTTAGAATTTATAACAGATAAGACTCCTAAAACTTGGTCAGAAAGGTTGATGTAATGTTAAAACCAGTATATGAGGATGCACAAGATTTTTCTTGTGTTGATCTTTATCAACATGCAATTAATGCCCCAGCGGGATCAAAAATTTGGGATGCATGCCATGAAATAGCACAACTTCTTATAGAAAAAAACATATCTTATGGCAATTCCGCACTAGAACCTATTAATATATTTTCACATCAAAACGATATTGATAGCTTAAAAAGCCGTATTGATGATAAATTAAGTAGGGTTAAGAATAATCAGGGATATGCAGGAGACAATGATATTGATGATTTGATTGGTTATTTAGTTTTACTTAAAATTGCTCTTGACAAAGACGGTCATAGAGAGGTATAATTAAAGATGGCTGTTTATGAATATGCATGTATTGAATGTGACACATCTGTAGAGATTACTAGATTTATTAGTGAACCAGAGTCAGTCCCGCCATGTTCAATTTGTGGCTATCACATGACCAGAGTTTGGAATGCACCAGGAATTCAATTTAAGGGATCAGGTTTTTATAAAACAGACAATGGATAATGAATTAGAAGTCGCAGGTCAATTTGACCAAATGAATAAAGTTGTTGAAGAATTGCTTAAAGGTAATTCTCCAGCACAAATAGCTCGCTCCCTAAGTCTTACACGTGTTCAAGTAGAAAATTTTATTGACGCTTGGAAAGGTTTTGTTCATGATAACAAAGCAATTCGTGAACGTGCTAAAGAAGCTTTGGCGGGAGCAGATGAGCATTACAACATGCTTATCAAAGAAGCTTGGGTTACATTAAATCAAGCAGACGCTCAAGATTCTCCAAACGTTAAAGCACAAGTAATTAAACTTATTGCTGATATTGAAGCAAAACGCATTGATATGTTAAATAAAGCGGGAGTTTTAGAAGATACTTCCATGGCAGATCAAATCCTAGAATCAGAAAGAAAACAAGACATTCTTATAGGAATCCTTAAAGATGTAACTTCTTCATGTGATCATTGTAAGTGGGAAGTATCTAAAAGGTTGTCCCAAGTAACTGGTCAAGTTGAAGCAGTGATAATCAATGACTGATTTTAATGTATTTTTAGATGCACTTGAAGGCGATGAATTTTCAGAAAAACCAGTAACAATTGAACAGTTTGTAACAGATAAAAATTATCTTGGATTGCCCCCATTGTCAGAACATCAATATACAATGATTCGTGCAATGACTCAAATTTATAGAAAAGAAACTCTCATAAATCTTTGGGGTGATGAACAAGGCGAAAAAATATCTAAGCAAACATGTAATGAAGTAATTCTACAACTTGGAAAAGGTTCTGGAAAAGACTATACATCTACTATTGCTTGTGCATACATGGTTCATCTGCTCTTATGCTTAGCAGACCCTGCTAGATATTATGGTAAACCACCAGGTGATGCTATTGATATTATTAATATTGCTATTAATGCTATTCAGGCTAACAGAGTTTTCTTTAAAGGGTTTAATCAACGTATTGAAAAGTCACCTTGGTTTCAAGGAAAATATATTGCTAAAGCAAACATGGTTGAGTTTGATAAATCAGTTACAGTTCACTCAGGTCACTCAGAAAGAGAAGCTTGGGAAGGATATAACGTTCTTGTCGTTATTCTTGACGAAATTTCAGGATTTGAACTTGAATCAACTTCTGGGCATGAACAAGCAAAAACTGCATCATCAATTTACAAGATGTATCGTGCATCTGTAAACTCTCGTTTTCCAGATTTTGGAAAAGTAATTTTACTTTCATTCCCACGATTTAAAAATGATTACATCCAGCAAAAGTATAATGAAGCAATTGCTGAAAAAGAAACTGTTGTTAGACATCATAAATTTAAAGTAGATCCAGAGTTGCCAGATGGAACAGAGGGGAATGAATTTGAAGTAGAATGGGAAGAAGACCATATTGTCTCTTATAAAGTTCCAAGAATGTATGCTTTAAAACGACCTACTTGGGAAATTAATCCTACAAGAAAGATTGATGATTTTACTATTGATTTTTACACAGATCCAACAGATGCTCTTTCACGTTTTGCTTGTATGCCACCAGACGCAACAGATGCTTTCTTTAAGAATAGGGCAGTAATTGAAAAAGCATTTAGCAACCCTAAATTAAATGTAGATTCATATGGAAGAATTGATGACGATTTTAAACCAAAAGATGAAATAAAATATTTTATGCACGTGGACTTAGCACAAAAGCACGACCATTGTGCAGTAGCTTTAGCACATGTTGATGGCTGGGTTACAATGAAAATTGGGGAACAATACAAAGAAGCAGCACCCAGAATTGTGGTAGATGCAGTAAGGTATTGGACACCAACAGCATCAAAATCTGTAGATTTTACAGAAGTTAAAGATTATATTACAAGCATTAGAGATCGTGGATTTAATTTAAAAATGGTTACATTTGACCGTTGGAACTCACATGACATGATGCAACAACTTGGGGTACATGGAATTAAAACAGAAGTTTTATCTGTTGCTAAAAAACACTATGAAGATATGTCTCTTACTTTAACTGAAGAAAGATTGCATGGACCAAAAATCCAACTTTTGATTGACGAATTACTTCAATTACGTATTGTTAGGGACAAGGTAGACCACCCTAGAAAGGGCTCTAAAGACCTTTCTGATGCAGTTTGTGGTGCAATATATAATTCTATAGCTTTAACCCCTCCAGATTCAGACAAAGAAGTAGAAATCTATACTTATTCTGGGGTATTTGCAGGTGAATTAGCAAAATTAAAAGAAGAATCAGATGCAAGATTAAAAAATACTATTCGTATGCCTGAAAGAAAAACAATGCCACAAGACATTAGAGATTTCTTTGATGATGACGATAGTGAATACAAAGATATAGTTGACAACTTTAGAATACTATAGTAGACTGACGCATACAACAACAAACAAAGGATAACAAATGAAAAAACAAGATATGGAGCTAAAGCTTCAAGATTGGGCTTCTAAAAGAAAAGCTTACTCTGCTTTAAATCAAATGGATGATTCCAAAGTAATTGATGCTGCAGCAAATAGTATTATGCAGATGATTAATGAAGTCTTTAATGAAAAGAGTGAGTAAGTGTTAGCAAATGGAACTATAAAAACCATTGAAGATGAAGATGATATTTATATTAGTTTAACAGCACTTTGTGAATATTTTGCACAATCTTCTTTAAACATGAGACAAGAAATTAAACATACAAACCCATTAGATAAAAGATACGCTGCTGGTTTATATGACATGATGCATACAATTGCAGAAGAAACTGTAGAATTGGGCAAATATGAAGCACAACGCAGAATGATTAATAATCCAGAAGATCTATTAAAGATGATTGACAAAAACCCATTTGGTAAAGTAGAATAACCAATGATGGGGTGTAGCTCAGCTGGCAGAGCGTCCGACTGTTAATCGGAATGTCGTAGGTCCGAGTCCTACCACCCCAGCAAATTATTAACCAACCAATAGAAAGAGTATAATATGAATATGATGGCTGAGAAATTAGAAGAAAAAGAAATTCAAAAAGAATATGTTCTTAAAGTTGCAGATCGTTGTGATTCTTGCAATTCTCAAGCCTACGTTCTAGTAAAAGGTGTTTCTGGTGATCTTATGTTTTGTGGTCATCATTATGCAAAGCATGAAGCAGCATTAATTAAATTCTCATATGAAATTATTGATGAGAGAGAAAAACTAATACAAAATAAACCAATAGGCTCTGCTAATTAAATTTAAGAGGCAGTAGCTTAGTTGGTCAAAGCCCCGAACTCATAATTCGGTAATCGTCAGTTCAAATCTGACCTGCCTCACCAATTCCCGTTCGTCCAACTGGCAGGACATCGCCCTTTGGAGGCGAGAATCGTGGTCCGAATCCATGACGGGAAGCAAGGCTATATACGGCACACCTTAGTGATGGATATAGTTACGTATACCAAGTAACCCGTGAGATGAGTTCTGCGGGAGACTCTTAAGGGCAGCCATTAGTGCTGGAATCCGTATATAGCCCCCATTAATGTATAATTAGTTTATAATGACTGCTGCACATGATCAAAATATGACATTTTCAATTCTGGCACACATACCAGAACATGATCCACGAGAAAAAGATCCAAATTATAAATATTTTATAGCTGCTAAAAAGAAAATAAAAAAGGCGGGACTTTGGAAATGTGCTATAAATGATGATTTATGCGGTGGACAAATGGAATTACATCATACACACGTAGAATTTTCACAAATTCCAAATGCTGATAAAGCTAAAATAGAAGCATATTTTGGTTTAAATTTTACAGATGATAATGAATTTCAAATTTGGCTGGAGTCTCCAGGAAATCTTGAGGTATTGTGTACAAATCATCATAGAACACATTATGGGATACATACATTGCCACACGCTCTTTGGGAATCCCTCCGATTTAGAAAAAATGGAACACTTCCAGCAGCAGAAGTTATAACAAAAAAGGGTAAATAAAAATGTCTGATTTTAAAATTGATTTTTCTTCATTTCAAAAAGAATGGGACAAAATTGGTAAAAGAAAAGAAAATATTATTTTAATTAATAATTTTCTTAAAAAAGAACATATAAAAATTTTTTATGATTATGTTGAAAAATATAAAGATAATAAAGATTTTAGAGGTGGTAAAAGCTTAAATCAAAATTTTATAAAAAAAGACGATATTGATGTTTATAATTTTTTAATTGAATATCAAAATAAAGTTTACGAAGAGGTAAAAAATTATTTTGTAAAAAAATTAGGTGTCAAGGTTAGAAAAGCACCAAATACACCTCTTCACTTTATTAAATGGGAAAATGGAATGAATTCTGTATTACATGCAGATTGTGAAAAACAAGATGGCACTCCTGTTTTTGAAGCAAATTTTTATAGACTAAATATATCTTCACTTATTTATATTAATGATAATTATGAAGGTGGTGCCATAGAATTTCCAGAATATGATTTTTATTTGAAACCATCTTCAGGCGATTTAGTAATATTCCCAAGCAATCACAAACATCTGGTTACTGAGGTAAAAAGCTCAAATAATAGGTATACAATGCCAATGTGGTTTACCTTTGATTTAGAAGATTTGTTTAAAAGTGATGAAAATTTTGATGCAAAAAACTCTATTGATTTATTCAAAAAAGACGATGAAGCCTATAATTCTTATTAATGGTATAATTGGTCATGGAGGTCAGTATGCCATACAATATTAAGCAAGTTGGAGATAAGTTTGCGGTAGTCGCTACAAACACGGGCAAAGTTGTAGGTACACATCCTTCTAAAAAGAAAGCACAAGCACAGCTTGCTGCTCTTTATGCTAACGTTGAAGACGTAAAAAAAGAACGTGGCACAGTAGCACAAGAATCATCAGCAAATTCTGGTCGCATAAGTGGCGGGGTTGGCTGGAAAATTGAATTTAATACGCCAGATTGTCAACATGGTTGGTCAGTAATTAAAGTTGGATCAGGACAATCTATCGGATGTTTTTTTAAAGAAGAAGACGCAAAAGCGGCATTGGAGGCACTTGCAGTGACGGAACCAATTGTAAAAGCATCATGGGATGGTGTATTTGCCCCAGTAAAATTAGAAAAAAATTATGTTCGCAAATGCATGACTTGTGGTTGCGATGATTTAGGCAATGATCATCACTACATTTCTGATACAGAAAAATGTATGTATTGCATGAGTAAGGGTCAAGGTCCTTGTTGGGATGGCTACGAATATGCTGGAACAAAACAAAAAGGTAAAAAAACTGTTCCTAATTGTATACCAATTAAAAAAGCAGTTAATCCTACACCTACAAAAGATTCAACTTCTATTTGGGATGGCGTATTTGTGCCAGTTGGTGACGCAACTTCTGGAACAAATTATGGTTCACTTTATGGTGATACTGGATGGATGTCCACATATAATTCTCCTCCTCAAAACGATGGCAAGCCAAGCGTAGGTTATGGCAACCACAGCGATTCAAATGGTCGTAGTAACCAGTAAAATCTGATATAATATATTTAGCACTTGCCTTCGGGGAGTGCCAATCTAACTAACTTGCTGAAAAGGAGCTAAGTAAAATGACACATCTAGTATATAAAGATCCATTTGCACAAATTCAATCTATTTTTAATGACCCATTTTTTTTGGGGTTTAATGATCAATTTGTAAGATGGGAATCAAATAAAAAAACAACATCTTCATTTCCCCCATATAATGTAAAAAAGGTTGACGAAGACAATTATATTGTTGAGTTGGCTGTTGCGGGATATGATCGTGAAGATCTTGATATTACTGTAGATAAAGATACATTAATTATCAAAAGTGATAGAGAAAATGATGAAGATTCAGATTTTCTACATAAAGGAATTGCAGGACGCAATTTTACACAAACATTCACTCTAGGTGAATACATGTTGGTTAAATCTGCTTCACTTGAAAATGGTCTGTTGACCATTAAAATTGAAAAAGAAATACCAGAAGAACACAAGCCTAGACAAATTAAAATCAAGTAAGGTATAATAAAAGGACCCCGCCTATTATGGGCGGGGTTTCTAACAAAGGATAAATAATGGGCAAGAATTTTGAAAAAATTAAAAAAGCTTTAGAAATCCGTCAAGTAAACATGCCAAAAGGGGCGGGATTTAAAAAGCCAGGATCTATGAATAAAAAGAAGACTGGATACGCTAAAGTAAATAAATAATGTATAATAAGATATATGAATAATTTTAAAGCCCATATATCTTTTTATATTCAGAAATATCCTGCCAGAGTATCTGGTTATATTTCTGCTATTGTATTAAATACGGCTATTTATTTTAAAGGTTTTCCTACAGGACTTTTAATTCCTACAGCAATGTTGCTTATATTGCTTGGTGAAGGAAGCCAAAGAATGGAAGATAAAAAAACTATTGGGGCATTATATGTTGGCAATGATCCTCAAAAATCTGATGAACAAATACTAGTGGAAATGTTAAAAAAAGTACACGGTAATCAACATGTTGACAAGGAGAATGGTAGTGGCTACGTCCCAGGAGTTAGTTAACGCATTAAAAGAATTACAATCAATGGCAATGAAAATTTATGCCCAATCTCATGGGTATCATTGGAATATTGAAGGGCGGGATTTTAAACAAGATCACGCTTTCCTACTAGAGATTTATGAAGATGTATTTGATTCAATTGACGCATATGCCGAAAATTTAAGAAAGATTAAGGCTAAAGCACCATTTGGCTTAGAACAACTTCAACAAAATAGTGCATTAAAAATTAATGATTCTCTTGATTTAACAGCAGAGCAAATGTTTATTGAATTAAGCAAAACAAACCTACAAATTATTGATAAATTGAAAGATGGCTTTGATGTTGCTTCAGCTCTTAAAGAACAAGGAATTGCCAACTTTTTAGCTGATCGTCAAGATAAACACTCGTTTTGGCAATGGCAATTGACATCAACCCTTAAGCCAACTATAATGTAAATAGCAGTCAAATGCAGTCCATATAAAGGGTCACGAAAGTGGCCCTTCCTATTTGTAGACGAATGCGTTTAGTTTGATTAAGTGTATAATAAGAGATGAGGAAGTGACACTTTGGAATACGATCCTTCAGATGAGCACCACAGAGAACTAATGGAATACCTTCTTGCAGAAGGAGCCGCAATGCTTGATGGTGTTGATGAAGAGGGTGAACCAGTGTACATGTTTGACATGGAAGTTTTGGAAGAAGTTATGCCAGAATTACATGCTGTAATGCAAGAGGATATGGATCAAGTTTTGGTTGATCTGTTTCAAAAAGGCTTAATTGATGTATCTTATGATGAAGATTTAAATGCAATTATGGCTATATCTGAAGAAGGTAAAAAATCTTTGATAGAAGCTGGATTTAGTTTAGATGATGATGAAGATACAGAACAATAAAATAAGGCGGTGATTTAAATATGGATAATAACCAACAAGGTAAAGAGGGTGGAGTACAGCAACCTGCTGCAGCTACTACTGTTACAGAGCAAGCTGGTCCAGAGGCTGGTCTTCGCACAGATGCTAAGACTGATCTTGGCGTTAATAACGCTGGAACCCTTAACGTCGCAAGCCCTTTCACGGGGCGTGATTTTTCAATGACCACTCCGCAATATGCTGGAGGAAATATCACGACAACAGAGGCGGGGTCAAAGTAAATGAATACAAAAGAGTTTTATGATGAGATGGTTAATCTAATTAAAGCAATTGGAACATCTTCTTCAGTAGACCAAGAGCGGGATGAAAGAACCGTAGAAAATTACGTCCGACAAACTGGTAATGTTAATACACCACCAGTTAATGTTGGCGATTACACGATTGGAGGTAACAACATGTCAAACAATACAACAGAACCAGATCCAAAGGGCGACGTTGCAGTGCAAAAGGATCTTCCTATTGCAAATCAACCAGCAACAACAGATCTAGTAAATCAAGAGACACGTCCAGTAGACGGAGTTTCAGTTTCAGATGCCCCTAATGTAGATTCAAATGCAGACGTCTCAACAGGCGGTGCTGGAGTTTACAAGGCAGGCATGACTTGCCCAGATTGCCATCAAGCAATTGAGCACAAGTGTGCAGCTGATGCATCAGCAGATGATGAATCAAAAGTTGAAAAAGCAGCAGCAGAAGATGAAGTTACAGAATCACCAGCAGATGATGAGACTGTAGAAAAGTCAGTAGATGCACCAACAGAATCAATTCAAAAGTCTGTAGGTTCACCAATTTGGAAGGGTGCATTCGCACCACTTAAGTAAAACTATATATACGTATATATGTATACAAGGACGGTTTCCCCCGTCCTTGTGTATTTAGAGAGGAAATCATGAAAGTATTAGTTTTTGGAAGCAAAGACTGGACAGATTATAACGATTTAATTAGACAAGTTACATTGCTAATTGAAGATAACAAGCACATATACCCAGATGACAAAGAATATTTATTTGTTCATAAAGGGTTAAAAGGTGCTGAAAACATGATTACTGAGTATATTGGTAAAACGGAAAAGTTTTTACGTCAAAAAGGCTATAAAATCAAAGAAGAATTAATTAGAGATAAGTCATCATTTTCAGATGTGACTATGATTGAATCAGAGCCCAGTATTGCATTAGTTTTTGGGGATTGTCCAAGAAATAGGCAATGTATAAAAGTGCTTGAAGCAATGCAAGTTCCATATAGATATTTTGTAGAATAAGCTTGACATAGCATATATAAAACTGATACAATATATAAACACGGTCCCTACTAACAAAGGAAAAGCATGACAAAAATAGTACCACTTGGTGGTCTAATTCTAGTAAAAAAGAATGAAGTAAAAGACACTCAAACCCAATCGGGGTTAATTCTTACTGCAGCATCATTAGATTCTGAATTACAGCGTGGAACAATTGTAAAGGTTGGACCAGGCGAGCGGGATCAAGAAGGAAAAGTACATACAATCCCTTTAAATGAAGGTGATGTTGTTATTTATTCTGATAATCATGGAACAGAAGTCACAGATGAATCTGGTGACAAATATGAATTTATTAACTGGAGAAATTTGTTTGGAGTAGAGAATGCCTAAAGTATCACTAGATTATGATACAGCTCATAAGTTTGTTGAAAAAAACAAAGCACTTGGATTTTTTTGGGATGGTTGGACTATTGTAAAATGGTCTCCAAGTAATAATGGATACATGGATCCAAAGGGCATGTTTAAAAATAATAAGTGGGGATATTCAAGTCGTCACGAATTAAAACCCAATGGCACTTGGGAAATAAGCGACAAATATGCCAACCTTATTTGAAAAATTAGGTCTTGATGAACAAGATTTAAAATGGTATCATCTTGCTGCATGTAAAAACATGTCAATTAATTGGTTTTATGATGACTACGAAATTGACAAAGAATTGGCAAAGCAAGTTGATCAAATTTGTATGCATTGCCCAGTCATTAAACAATGTCACGCTGAAGGCATTGAAAATAAAGAAAAGGGCGTAAGAGGTGGAGTATATATGGATTTAGGAAGACCAGATAAACAACATAACTTACATAAAGATCCAGAAACATGGAAACAGTTAAAAAAGCTTCATGGCAAAAATTAAATATACGATAGAGATGGCTAAAAAAATACGGGAAATTAAATGTCCTGTAAAAGGCCTTAAGATGGATGTTAGGGGAAGACCTAACTACCTAGCTTTAACTGTATATGAAGAAAATGTTATGGAGTATAACGAGTCACAAAGAATGCAATTAATGGAATACTTGCTTTTAGTAAGAGAATTAATAATTTCTTATGGCTCTCCATGTGAAATAGAAGGGATAAAATCTAACAATGTCTGATGAAGAAGTTGTTGAATATGTCTACATACCAGATGAAGGTGTGTATGGAACTGTTGTAAGATATGGCGCTTGGTCATCTTTAATAGAATATTTTGAAGGCGGGATCGGATATACAATTGAAGTCCCAAATGATGAATATATTGTTGTAGATGAAATAGGCGTAGGCTACTATTTAGAAGAAGAAGAGGGTATAAGCTATCCAGAAGAGGAAGAAAATTTATAATGCTATGTTTTTCGTGTTCTAAACAAAAAAACGAGCTTCATCCGTGTCAATCCAGTATACTAGAGGGAGTAAACCTATTTATGTGCCAAGAGTGCATAGATGGTAAGTATGAGCCTAGGTGGGTTGTTATATTGGGCGGAAGACAAAAGGGCGCTGAATTTGTAAGAGATTACATTATTAAACGTCGTTATTTTGGAAGACCTATTTCTGCGGAGGAAATAATTGCTTAAAATCACCAATGATGTGTCTGAATTTCAAGCAGAAAATGAATGTGTAGTTTATTTTACAGCCTCATGGTGTAATCCATGTAAACAATTAAAGCCACATTATGGTCGGGTTTCAGTAATAGATCCAGATACCAATTACTATCTAGTAGACGTTGACAGTATTGATCAAGATGTGTTAAAATCATATAACGTATTAAGCATTCCACAAATTTTTGTCATGGAAAAGGGCAAAATCACAAACACTATTTTATCCAGAAAAGCCGAAGATATATTAGAGGAGTTGGGCAAATGACAACAATTGTTGCCACATGTAAAAATGGTAATGTAGTTATGGGTGCTGATGCTCAAGTATCTGATGGTTCACGTCCAAATCGTCATC